CGGCGTTGAGAAGATGTGGCAACGCGCGGACACCTCGTATCAGGGGCAGTCGCCGGCCGACCCGCGCTGGACGCCATTCAAAGAGGCTCCGGTCATCGAAGTCACCATCGGCGCGATGTGTGTCGACTCGGTGGCGGCTCAGGCCAACAATCTCATCTTCCAGTCCAAGCCGATTCTGCTCGTGCGCCCGACCAAGGAAGAGTGGGAATCGCACGCGGACGCGCTCCAGAACCTCGTGAACATCGAGATGGACAGCAAGGCGTGGAATTTCCGCTCCGCCGCGACCGAGGCCATCATCGACGTTACCAAGATGGGCAACTTCGTGCTCTATGTGCCCTTCACCAAGACCGTGCGCAAGACCGACATTCGCCAGATCGTGAGTTTCGGCCCGAAGATTTACTGCCTGCCGCTGGAAGATTTCATCCTGCCCACCAACGCCACCAAGGACGTACAGTCCTGCCCGTTCGCGACCATGCGGCTCTGGATGGGCAAGAAACAACTGAACCTGAGGGCACGCCTCAACAACTGGACCGTCGATGATGCCGTGGGCGCGGACGCCAACAGCGGAATGCGCCATACCCGTATGAGAACAGTGGGGTTGGAAGGCGCCGCCGCAGAGAAGTTCGAGCAAGTCGCCATCGCGGATACCTTCTGCTATTTCGACCTCGACAACGACGGGATCGAATCCGACCTCGAAGTCATCTGGAACATGCAGAGCGGCAACATCATGAAGGCGATGTACAATCGCAACGATTGCCGTCCCTTCGTGCTGGAGTGCTATCAGGATCAGCCGCATACCTGGGTCGGCCTCGGCATCATGCCGATGTCCGAGCAGTTCGAGCGCATGGCGACCGAACTGTGGAACAACCACATCTGGAACGCGATGATCGCCAACATGAAGGTGTTCAAGGGCAATTCCTCGTCGATGCAGGAAGCGACCCAGATCTATCCCGGCAAGTTCCTGATCACCGACAACGGCGACGTCGAATCGATGGATATAGGCGAGGTGAACCCGGCGTCCATTCAGGCATTTACGATGCTGATGGCGATGGTCCGCGAGCGCACGGGCACCCAGCTTCTCAACCAGCCCATTCGCAACACTTCGCGCACGCCCGCCAACACGATGCAGATGATGACGCAGCAATCGAATACGCGCTTCACTCCGCAATTCGACAACATGCGCGAGGGCTTTGCCGAGGCTGCGCGGCAGTGCCTCTACCGGATACAGGAGCAAGTCAAAGGCGGCACCAACCAGAGGATCGTCAAGAACTACATCATCGACCTGCTCGGCGAGGAAAAGGGCGAACTCGTTATCGAAATTCTCAAACACAAAGACCCGCTGTCGCGCAACATCGACGTGCAACTGGCCGCCGTGAGCGTCAGCGTGAACAAGGACGCCGACCGCCAGAGCCTCATTCAGCTCGCGTCGCAAATCTACCCGCTCTACTTTCAGGCCATGCAGCAGCTCGCGCCCATCAAGGCCCATCCGCCGTTCCCTGGCGCGGACAAGGTGGCGGATCAGGCGGCCGAGATGCTGAACAAGGTGATGCACAAACTGCTGAAAACCTACGATCAGTTGGCCGAAGTGGAGAAGCTCACTATCGACCTCGACGAAATCCAGCCGGTGATGGCTCAGTTGGGTATGGAGCAGGTGCCCGGGCAAATGCAGGGAATGCTCACGGGGATGCAGCCGCAGGGCGGTGGGACAGCGCAGCAATGAAAATCGACCGTCTCGCGATGGCGTGCAAAGCTGAGACAGCGGTGCTTACGTCAGCAATAGGCTGGTTCACCGAGGAACTGGAAAAGGTGCAGGAGCGCAGTGTATCGACCGAGTTATCGCTGGAAGAGATTTATCGATTGCAGGGTGAGGCGCGCGCGATCCGCAAGCTGCGAGACCATCTCGCGAAAACCACGAGGATGAAGAATGACGAACAGCCAATACGCAGCAAGCGATAAGGCGTTTCAGGAAGCCTGTAAGAAGGCAGGAATACCGCCGACGCGCCGCCAAGCGTCCAAGTTCAAGCTCGGCTTTGGCAAAGCATGGGAACATCGCGGTATTGACAATGTGAACGTCTTGCGTGTAAACGATAGTCCCAATAGCTAATCTCTTTTCGGAAATCCCGCGAGAGGCTCCGTATGGGCCTCTATGCCGGAAGAAACGAAAGAACTTACCCCCGAACAGATAGAGCAGCGCAATATTGACCGCATCACCGCTGGCGTGAGTGCGGGCGTCGCCGCTGCCATCCCCAAAATCACTGAGAGTCTGCGCCCCGCGCCCGCCGATCCCGCGCCCGTTCGCGTCGAGACCAACACCCTCACGCGACCGAGCGAAGAGGATATCGTCAACGCCATCGCGGACGGCAACAAAGCCGAGGCGACGCGCCTGATGAAACTCCAGCGCCAATACGATCAGAACGAGAATCGCGTGGCGCTCGGTAACCTGACTTCGGCGGGAAGTGCGGCCATCGGATCGCTGGCTCGGCAAGCCGCCGAAAAGCTCCCTCAGTACAAACGCTTCAAAGCCGAAATCGACAAGATGGTGGACGGGTACTGCGCGCAGACCGGCGCCGTCGCCGACTTCGGCATGTACGAGCGCGCTCACGCCATTGTGCGTGGTAATCATCTCGACGAAATTCTCGCTGAGGACCGCGAAGAGACGTTGCGCAAGGCGCGCGAACCGGAAGAGCCTCTGCTCCCCGAAGGCACCAACCGCACCAGAGCCCAAGAACCCGCAGAACCAACTACTCTAAGGGAGGCTTTGGTCGGTAATTGGGATACGGACGAACTGGTCCGCGCCAAGAGAAATGCAGTTCATGGCCGTAGCGACGACGAGGAACTACGCCGAGCCGGATTTCCCGGTGGCGTCAAGCAGTTCATTGCGGTCAGAAAAGACATCGCGGCCATAAACGAAGAAACCGGCGGTATTGGTGGCATGGGTCTCGATCGCGACTGGGACAAAAAGACCGGAACCTGGGTGAACTGATGGCTCTATCGGAAGATCAGAAACAGAAAATGCGTGAGGGACGGACGCGCGCCGCACTGGCACGCAAGGAGGCCGCAGATGCGACCGTGCTTCCGGCTGGTGCAACCCGCAACGAGCAGCGTGCCATCAACAAGGACGCCCTCGATCAGCGCATCGAAACTCGCGAATCGGAAGCGGGCATCGAGTCCATCGACCAGTCCAAGTTTCGCACTGAGGACAACGAAATCCAGCGCCATGTTCGCCGTCGCGACAAAACCAGCGGCGTTCCCATCAAGGGGATGCAGCCGGGTAAGCGCTATGCGTGGCTGACGCTTGGCTCATCGCATGGGGATTCGGCGCGCGCCAACATCCGCCAGATGAACGCCGACGCGAAGATGAACGGTTACAAGCCAGTCGAAGGTGATAATCCGGCGGGCAAGGAATTCGCGGGCAACGACGGCATGGCCGGTACTACCGGACGCGGTGTGGGCGATGTCTATCTCGCGGAGATTCGCGAGGAAGACTATCAGGAACTCATCGCCGAGGACGAAGAGAAGCGAGAGCGCCAGGGCGCTGTCGAGGATCGCTCGGTAGTCTACGCCGCCGAGAAACTTGGCCGCGCGGGGCTTGGCAACACCATGCACAACATTACCGACGCCAACGATTCGTTCGTGCGCAGCCGCATTTCGGAGAGCGAGCGCAGCCCCGTGATCATGCGGAGCACAGTTACCGAGGGCGACTTGCGCCGAGGCAGTATGCGCGGTCCCGGCGGACGCATCATGCAACCCGGCTTTGAACGGAGGATGTAACCTTGGCCGCAATAATTCGTCCTATTGCTCCTGATATCGGCTTCTCCAACTGGCAGAACGTCGTCCAGCACGGAATTGAAGCAGCTAGCCAAACGTGGAAAGTCGGCGCTCCGCTCGTCAATTCCAGCGGTTCTCTCGCTGAAGCAACCACAGGCACCACCGGCTATGCGGGCCTCATCGTAGGATTCGCCCTCGGACCAGCGACCGGCGTTACCGGCGCAGACGTTATGTTCGTTCCCTGCATACCCACGGCTTCCTTTGCGGGCACGGTAGACGGCACCCTCGTCGCGACCAACGCGCCGGGAACCGGTTCCGTCGCTCAGACGGCAGTATGGGGCGGCATCGGACTCCAAAAGGACGCAGCGTCGGGCCTCTGGTATTTCTGCACCACCGGCACCGCGAGTTTCATTCTAACCGGCCTTATCGACCCCGCGGCGACAGTCAATGGTCGTGTGCGCGGTCAGATTCTGCGAGCGCAAACGCTGCTCATCTAAGGAGATAATTAATGCCAGCCGTAACTTCTGCGTTCGCGGATCTCCTTAGTACCAAATTCCAGACGTTCCTCGTTAACACCGGGAAAGACTTTCGCCGGTTGTGGCCTGAGTGGTTTCCGCAGATGGACATGGATACCAATCCGTACATCTCGGAGAAGATTTCCGGCATGGGCCAGCAATACGTCAAGCTGGAAGGCCAGCAGTTCATCCCCGACCTGCCGATCATCGGCTCCAGCTTTCAAGTCACCGCGACTCCCTACGGACAGCTTTTCTCGGTCACTTGGGAAATGTGGCGTGACGACAAATACGGCGTGATGGGCGAGATGTGGGCTGACATGGCGAAGTCGAACAAGTGGCGTCAGGAAGTCCAGGCTTTCGGGATGCCAAACAACGCCTTCTCGGTGAACTCCGGCTATGACAACGTGCCGCTAATCACCAACGCGGCCAATCCGCACACCGATCTTGACGAGAGCACGCAGGTGAATCGCCCGACCCCGGACATCGCGCTGTCGCAGACCGGCATTCAGGCGATGCAGATCAACTTCGACCTTCTGAACAACGATCGCAGCCGTCCGCAGGACGTGGCGGCCACGCGCGTCATGATCCATCCCTCCAATCGTTATTTGGCGCGTGAGATTTTCGGATCGAGCGGCAAGACTGGGACCGGCGACAACGACATGAACGCGCTGCTCAATGACGGCTTGGAATGGGGTGTCGTGCGTTACCTGACTCGCACCCAGGACTGGTTCGGGTTGGCTCCGCTGAACGAATGCGACTGGCAGTTCATGTGGCGCGACCGACCCCGGAGCCGCTCCTTCGATGATCCTTTCATTGAAGCGGCGGACAACACCGTGTATCAGCGCTTCGCAACAAGGATCGGCGATTGGCGGTTTGCGTACGGCAGTTCATTGGGATTTTAGCCCATTGACATTACCCGAACCGTACGATAGTGTTCGGGGATGGCAAATAGAGAGCGTGACTACAAAGCGGAATGGGAAAGACTCAAAAACGACCCCGAACTGATGGAGGCGAAAAACGCCTACCTCAGAGACTGGAGAGCGAGGCACCTAGAGAAAGAGCGTGCGCGTAGTAAAAAGAAATATGCGGCCAACAAGGAATACTACCTCCAGAAGGGTCGCAGATGGTATGAGGAAAACAGAGACCTCTACAAGCAG